GCAACTAAGGCTTTGTTGTTGTAAATATGAAAAAGAACCTGCTTGAGAACCCACCTTTACTCCACCTAAAGGATTTAGTGAGGTGTTTAAACTCGTCCAACCCGATAACCCATTAATAAATGAGTTATTAGTTATAAAGTCTACGTAATCTTTTTTATGAACTTCAACATACCAACTAGTACCCTTCTCACCTTCTATAATTGATTCCTTATACTTTCCGTATGATGCCATATCCGCTTACCTTCTATTTTTTCTACGTTCTGCTCTATCAAATACAATTAATAAATCGTTACCCGATATTTTTACATCAGGTATTGGAGCTGACCCACCGCCTAAAGCGTGATTAGGTACTATTGTTCCTTTTGAGTTAGGTACAAATAATTCAGGACCTCGTTCACCTACTAAACTCATTTTACCTACAGGTGGCTGCCCTCCATCTGCGAAAGCACCACCCATTAGAGTGCCTAATATATCTTTAAAGCCTGTAACTTGTGTAGCACCTAAACCTCCCATACCTGGAATCATTGCAAAAATAGCTGCTAATATTAAGGCTTTAATAATCATTTTACCTATTTGCTTTAATAAATCAACAAATATATTTGTTAAACCTTCTTTAAGATTTTCACCACTAACAACTACCTCAGCAAATGAGTCGGCAAAAGACATTGAAATCTGTTTACCTAACTCTATTGTAGCATTTTGAAATCTTCGTGTAGCTGCTTCAGCCATTGCTACATCTGCTAAGTATTGTTGATATTCAGCTTGATAGTCAAATTCTGAAGCTACAAATTCTTTTTTATCAGCCTTAGATTCTGAGTTATCTGCACCCATATCAAATGTAAAAGCATCTTTTACACCCTTAACTATGTTAGATTTAAATTTAGAATATTTTTTATTAAACTTTTCAAAAGAATCTGTGATAGAAGTTATTTTTGTTAATTCATCATCAGGTATTATTTCAAATTCTTTAGAAGGTTGAAAGTCTTTAAAAATCTTTATACCAAATTTTGCCGCAGTATTTTGTAAAAATTTTACAGTATTATTAAATATTTTTATAAAAAAGTTACCTATTGATGCTGCTGTATTTTTAAATCTTTCTGTTATTGCTTTTCGATTCTCATCAGCGTAAGTTGCTAATGCACCAAACCCTTTTATAAGTAAGTCAATTACAAACAAAATTGCAGCTATTTTAATAGCCATAACACCTAAAGCTACTGCGAATGGTCCTAATACAGCTAATCCTGCTACAAAAGCACCCCCTAAACCACCTACAATTAAAATAATTGGACCTAAAGATGCTGCTATAGCTCCTGCTATAAGTATCATCTTCTTTGTTTTAACATCTAGGTTTCCAAACGCTTGTGCTAATTCTGTTATTTTACGTATCATTGGTAATAAGGCTTCAGCCATCAAACTACCCATTTCGATTTGCATTGCATTCATCGCACTTTCCATCAATGCTATTTTGTGATCCGCAGTTAATTTTGCTAAATCACCCATTGTTTTCATTGCGGTAGTATTTCCCTTATACTCTGCTGTAAGTCGTTTTACTTCATCTCTATTATTAGATAATATAATTAATTGCTTACTAAACCGTTTACCTGCAATAGCAGTAGCTCTTTCTAAACCTAATTCTCCTTGAGAAACTAAATCTAAAGTATCAGATAAACTAATACCTTTTTCTTTTAAGGTTATAAATAAAGAGTTAAGCGATGTACCTGCTCTAGATGCTTTAATACCGTTATCAATTAAGACCCCCATCATAGCGGTCAACTCCTCAATATCTACATTTGCCGCACTAGCTGAAGCACCTGCATTGGCAAACGCAGTAGTAAATGTGTTAAGTTGAAGTGTGGAATTAACAGTAGCTTGTGCTAAAGTATTTGCTACCCTAGCTCCTTCTGATGCATCTAAATTAAAAGCGTTTAACGTAGATGCTACTGAGTTCGCTGCAATGTTTAAATCTTCTCCTGCTGCAATAGACAAATTCAATATAGCCTCTGTCATATCGACTATCGCATCAGTTTTAAAACCTTTACGACCTAAAATCTCTTGTAGTTTTGCTACATCTGTTGCCGTAAATCTAGTAGTTGCACCAAGTCTTTTGGCTTCAGAAGTAAGTAATTTAATCTCATCTTTACTAGCTTGAGTTACCATAGCAACTCTATTCATTCCTGACTCGAAGTCTCGGAACGCTTTAAAGGCTGAAGTACCTAAAGCAGTAAGAGGTGCTGTAATACCAAATGAAAGAGTAGAACCTATACGAGCTGCGTTTGCTGCAAAACCTGCTATAGATTTATTTGCTTTACCTAAACCTGCTTCTAGCCCTTTTATATTGGCAGCTACAATTATCGATATAGTCTTAATTCCACCCATTATTCTTTATTTAATTTTAGTAATACCTGTTTATGTCTAGCGACATCTTTAGCTATTTGCTCGTTAGAGGCTATTATTTTTCTACCTCTTGACTTGTTATCCCAAGGGAAAGGAAGGATCTCTTTTGGTTTAAGTGTTTTCTTTGAGTGTGGTGCAATGCAAGAATGTACTATCATCCTTGTTTGCTCCCATCTATCACGCATCAGTTGCTCTTGATACTGATTAAATCCCATTAACTGATTGTTAAAGGTTCGTGGGGTTAAGCTATAAAGTTCATCACAACCTAACCCCATTCTACCTAATCCTATCTGTTCGAGTTTGTCCCAGTTAATTTCTCCCGATTCATCATCGACCTCCTCTCCCTTAACTACTTTCCCTCGTTCTGAGGTTGGTCAAGTTGGAAAGCCTCAAATATTTCGTTTATCTTATTAAACTCCTCGTTATCTAACCATTCTTCAATATCAGCTACTTTGTACTTAAAAGGCTCGCCAATTTTTTTAGCTCCTGCTTTTAATCCAAAGAATGTGATGATACCAATGTGGTCTATCTCCGATCCTAACTGATTCATTTCACTTAACTTTAATCCACACTTATTACAAATGTCTTTTAAAGCTAAATAACTAAATCTTATTGGTCTTTCTTGACCGCCTAATTCTACCTTTTTCATTATAAATAAATTTAATTATTACTTTTAAGCCTTAGTTAGAGTGCTAGTACCTGTAATAGAAACAGAGAAGGTTGCATTTTCTTCTACACCTGCATCTGTAGATACATTAGTTAAGAATCCACTACCAGTATAAGTCTGTGTGTCTACTGTAAATACTACAGCTACAGATACACCTGCAATTAAAGCATCAAAACAATCTCCAAGAGGAGCATCTGTTTCTGCTATATCGACAAAAGCATCTCCGTTCATTTCCCAAGACTTTAGACCTGCCAAAGACTCAGACCATCCTGCACTTGATTTTGTTGTAGAGTCTCTTAAGTCTCTAGTTATACTTAGGCTACAAGAAGTAGAGTGTCCCATTACCTCGCCTGCGATACTTAAAGTAACACTTGTTGCGTTTAAAATTGCCATTTTATTTTAGTTTTTAATTATTAAACAGTTGAAAGTTAAGTTTTTGTAGAATTTTTCGGGTTGCTTATAATACTCGTCATCTAGGTTTATAAACCTAAATTTAGCCGTATAGGATTGTCCATCCTCAGTATAAGTAACTTTGTACAAGTCTAAAGCCTCTACAACTGCTTTAGCTTGGTTATATGTAGTTGCGTACCCATCAGCAAAACAAGATATGTTTATTGATACATCGCAAGAATTTAATGAACCACCTTTAGACATAAAGTTAGATACGTTTGCTATCTCGTAAGTTGTCGCAGGGTATTCTGTTCCTTGTGGTATAATTACAGGTGTTACTTTACAAGAGGTAGCAACTTCTTTTACACTAATCTTACTTAAATAAGATTGGCTGATATTATTTGAGTTTGCAAAAAGTTGAAGAAATCTGTAGCCAGTTGAATTTGATGTAAAAGGTAAAGACACCTTAAAGTTACCTTCAGGTATTACACCACTTTGATAAACACTATTTGATCCTGGTGAGCCTCCAATAGACCAAGTGGTTGTAAACGGAGAAAACCCTTCTGCTTCAATTATGTATTTCTTATTATTTTCTATATACATACTTGCAAAAATACCTGCATCTGCATTAGCATCTGTAGAGTAAAAAAATATTTTATTGTTTGAAGCATAATAATACCTTGGGGGTGTATTATACACAAACCAATATTGCGTAGTAGCTAAATGAGTGTTTTGTATTAATTCACCACCAATAGTCTCTCCGTTAGCAACTCTAAAGGGAAGATTATCACATAATTTTTGAAATATTTTTTGTCCTATTACTGCAAACATCTAAAATCCTGCTTTTCTTATCATTTTATCTATCAACTTGCCTAAGTCTTTCTGAGCCTTTGCTGATACTTGACTTCCCATTGATTTTGCCGTTATCTCAAATACATTAGGAAATTTAACTATACTTCCTGACCTATCCTTATACCCTTCTATTTGCATTGCAGCAAGATTCTTACTTGTCTTACCTTTAAAATAGTGTGGGTTTACTTTTCTTAATCTTGGTCCAACAAACAACCCAGGTTGCTTTGACTTTCTTGCTGTAATCACTCCAATCGTATCTGCCGTTCTCATCCCTTGCTTATAGCTTTTGGATGTTGGATCGTATCTTCGACCAGGGTTCTTACTTTTAAATTGGTTCTTATAAGCCTTACGAATACCTCTTGAAAGCATATTTGCAGATGGTCTAAGAGCCTTATTTATTTCAGTTCGAGATTGTTTAGCGGTTAATCCTAGCTTTTTAAGTCCTCTTTTAACTCTTTCAACTCCTTCTACCTTTATTGTAAAGTTTTGATTCTTTTTTGGTTTAGCCATTTTAAAAAGGAGATTCCGTTGGTAAATCTTGTTTAACAAATATTTCAATAAACTCTTTACGAGGGTCTATAACAAAACCTAAAATCTCATAGCGTTCACTTGTTTCGTGGTCTTCAATAACCCAATTAGCTTTAATATTTTTAGTCGTATCTGAATATCTTATAGTGTAAACAAACCTACCATAAGATTGTAATTCTTCTCCTTCAAATTTTTCCTCAATATCTCTGAGAGTTTTTACATTTTTATTTGCCCAAACAAGATGGAAAGTACTACGGAATTCGGTTACACCACCAAACGCATCTTTATTATTCCCTACTGTAAATAACCTTATCTTTTGGTTAAAATCTCCTGCTTTTATTTTGCTAATAAATGTCATATCCTAGTGGTAACATTTATAAGGTTGTAGTAATATCTCAGAAGCCATAGGGAAGCTACGCTTTCTATCTTCTCTAAAATAATACATATCGCTTACGATTAACTTAATCGCTTGTTTAACTGCTTGTGGTACATCACTTGCTGCATCGCCAAAACCTGTTTTAAAATGAAACCAAAACAAAGCTCCTTCATAACCATCAGGTGCGTAACCTAAATCACTAAAATCACTTCCTAGTTTTACTATAGAAGGATTTGATTTACCATCTAAATAGGCTTTATCAGAAAAAAAATCCGATGCAAAACCAGGAATACTCCATTTAACTGGGTAAAGTTCATTTCCTCCGTTCTGTGTAAATAAAGTACAATCAGGAAAGATTAATGAAGCCTCTCTAACAATTTTATTAAAATACAATTTGTATTCGTGTGTAATAAAATGTCTACCACAATAATTCTCTGCCATCTCAGTAGCAGAATCTATATATAAACCTAACAAAGTATCTTCATAATTTGTATCTATACGAAGGTGGTCTTTAATTTCAGATACAGAAACTACTTGTGTTGTAGGATCGTTTGATAGAACTAAATCGCCTTGTATGTTTGTGTTTGGGTCTAAGTACATAGAATTAATATTGTAAGTAAAGGGAAGTCCCGAAGGACTCCCTTTTTAATTTAAACTATAAGCTATTATTAAGCTGCTGCAACACATTTTACTGCTGCTTCTTTTCCAGTAGTT